TCAGTAATCACCCCTGCTTTCATAAGTTCTAATACATCAGTTCCAAGTTGAGTTTTTGGTATTTTCGCTTCAAACATCAATCCTTTATCATCTTCATATAAGTTCACCATTTTTCCTAATGGTTGATCCATATTGTGCTGATATAAGTATTTAACACGACTTCCATTCTCCATAATCGTTTTTGTATATGCACCTGGTGTAATTATATCACCATCGCTATCAACATTATTAAATACAGAACCATATCCTTTTACGATTCCACTCTTTTCATCGGCATCAACTAATTCACCGATTGGGCTTGACTTATATATTATATTTTCCATTTTACAAAGATATTAATTTTCTATATATATTAATTCACCACCACCATTCACTTCAGGTGAATCAGTTATTAAGACATCTATTCTTCTTCCATCTGCATTTTCTAACATTACAATTAGTTCTTCGATACTAAATAACATTAGCCAAGTTCTTGGTGATTCTGAATTTGGGTGTAATTTTTCGTACTCTTGTGATAATCTAAACAATCTTTCCATTATATTTTATTTTGTAATTTTCTTATAAGTTCTCTTGATTCATAATAAATCTCAGGATATAATCTTCTAAATATGGGGTTGCCGAAATATAAATTTTCAAATGAATGAGCTAAAACTTCAGCTACTTGTGAATAAAGACCACCTCTTGTATAGTAAGCATTAGGGTGACCATATCCAACTTTGTTTCTTGTCAATGCACCAAAAAAATCTGCCATTGCTCCGTGAAATTGTTGAAAATCTTTTTCTGAAAGAGATGGAAATTGTTTTTTTAAACTTCCGAAATCCTCAAAATCCCATAATCTTTTGTATGGTTTCAATGCTTCATTTTGCACACTTGCACTTTGCCTATAACCTAATTGTTTTCTCCATTTTTCAAAAGCATTTTTAACATCATCATCTAAAATTGGTTTAGATTTATTTCTCATATTCCATTTTGCCCAATTATTTTGTTTATGTGCCATATGACCTATCTCGTGAACTAATGCTCTGTTTAATGCTACTTTAGTATTATAATCTCTTATGTTAATTGTAATACCATCTTCGTTTGCAAACGATCTTCCCTTTCTTAAAAATTTAACACTTATAGGTTTATTTAACAAACTTGTTATCTCCATTGCTTTATCATCAATCTCATAACCTTGTTTTTTAAGATCATCAATTTCTTTTGGATAAAAGTTTGGTTTTCCTTCTTGCACTACTCTTTGTCTTGGAACTCTTACTGGCATTGGCTCAATTCTTTGCGGTATTGCACCCTCAATAATTTCTTCTTTAGGAAATGGTGCATTGGTACACCTACAATTAATTACATTAGCAGCACTTCCTCTACTATCACCTGGATAACTTAATTCCTCACCACCCACTAAAAAGTTTTTATCCATATCAACTATTTGTCCATTGGCTTGTATATGATCTATTCTTGTTCTATTATCAAAAGTTGCAATCCATTCTTTTTGAAGATTCTCTTTTCCAAAAACATCAGTAGCACTTTGATTAGTCGCATAATTGGCTGCATTAACACTTTCTGTTCTTACAATTCGTTTTGCATTAACAACCGACATATCATTAAACTTCTTTCGCAGTATTCTTGATGCTTGTACCTCACCCATTGATTGAAAGTCAGGATCTGCCATATATCTTTTTAATGTCTTAATAAATTCTTTTCTTCGATTACCACCTACACTAACTATTCTTGCACCTGCTACTTCATTACCTATGTATGCAAACTTTTCATTCCAAATATCCTCATATTCAATATGGGTATTTTTAGTAATGTATTTCTCAAAGTTTTGAGCATACCACTTAGCAAACTTATTTCCAACCTCTTGATATAGTTCAACATAAAGAGTTATTAAGTCGCTATCCTTAAACTTAAATTGTAAATCAGGTATTTGTTTATTGGCTTTTAGAAACTCATTGATAATATCACTACTTTCCTTTTTAAAGTATTTAACCCATTTCTTGTCTTGTTTCGCTTCTTCAATGTCTAATTGATTAAGCCAATCCTTATGATAAGTTTTTTTGAATTTTTTAGTCAGCATTTTGAGAAATCCTTTTAGCCCAAGAAATCATTGCTTTACCACCCCAAAGATTATAAGCTACATAACCTTTGTCTTTATAAGGTTCGTTTCTGTATTCTTCAGATATTTTTGCATTATCCTCGTGTCTTGCTAAAAAGCTATTTATTCTTTTCACAGTATCAAGTGATAAAGGTTCTCTATTAGCTAATTGATTTGCTCTTTTCCAACCAACTTCAGTTCCACCTTTAACAACATCACGACCATACTTTTCTCTCCACTCCAACATTCTTTTTGCATTGTTAGTAGCACCTTGTGGGTAATTAGTATAGCTTTCAGCTTTGGTTATTGATTTCTTGCTTGACATTGGGTGTCCACTTGGTAAAAGGTCGGTGTCGTGTTTGCCACCTCTAAATTTACCATTACGAAGAACATATAAAAATGAGTTTACTCTTGCATAAGCCCATTGATCTTCACTTGTAACACTTGGTCTAACCGATGATGGATTATTTCTATATGCACCAACACCACGATTGAATACAGTTTGTAATGTTCTATATGAAGTTCTTTTTGATTTATCATCACCAACTTTCTCATTGTGTTCCTCTACCTTGTTTTTAAGACCAGTTTCTACGGCACTACCAGGTTTAACTGGTTTGTCAATATATTCATCTTTAACATCTTGTCCAATGATTGCAATATAATCTTCGTGTGATGCACACGGCATATAAATTTTATTTCCATTTTCATCGTGTGAATGAACACCTGAACAACCAATCGCTTCTGCTCTTTCACTTGCTTCTGTTTCGCTTGTGTAAACATCTCTGCGAACTTCCCTCTTAACATCAAGTAGTTCATCATAATTAACTTTTACACTTTTAAAGTCCTCACTAATAACCTCATCTTGTAATGGAACAAGATTCATTGGAATATAGTAATCGTTAAGTTTTTCGTTGTCGGCTTCAACACCATAACTCATCGCTTGTCTTTTCTCGTTTGGAGTTAGCCACCAAGCCTGACTCATTTGCCCAACCACTTTGTCCATTTCCTCTTGCATTTCAGAAATACTTGTGTAATCAAAGTCAATGTATAGTTTATCACCATAAGCAGGAACTAACCATCTGTTTAACTCATCTTTGATTTTGTTAAGTTCAGGAATAACTGCATTTTGATACAATGTCTTTTTAGCTTCTATTACATTGTTATAGGTAGAAGATTCCGTGTTATTTAAAAGAACTGCAGGTACTGAATATATATTACATAAGTCCTTAATACTTGCATTGTATTGTTCTATTAGAGAAAGATCAGATGCTGACATTCCAAAGTTAATCCAAGATAGTTTCTTTGGTGTTATTACAATATCACCTGCACTGTTAGAACCTTGATAGTTTTGTCTAAACTTCTCTTTTAATTGTTGTGCTTGAACTTCATTAATATCCCCCTCATCACTCATAAGTACACCTCTTGCAGTTTGATTTTGTAAATACTTCGCACCAGTTGTAATTGCTTCGTTATTTGTATCTAATGATCTTAAACCTGCTTTAAGTGGCGACATTCCGTATAAATGACTTCCAGTACCATCATAGTAAGGGTTAAAATCTTTAATGTGGCAAATATCTTCAGCTTCCATCTTATATTGACCATTATAATCTAATGAGTATGATTTAACTGGTTCAAATATTCCACCACTATTAATTTCTACCTTTTGACTTGGTAATACATATAATTCTTTAAATTTACCTTGATTAGCACCAGTATCAGGTTTTAAACCATAGATGTAACGATTACCAGTTAGTTTACCAAAAGCAATTATTTCTTGAATCCAAGCATTGTATGATTGAGCAGGATTAGGTCTTGAAAGTAATTCGTGTAATTCAGTATCTGCTACTTCTTCAAGTGCGTGTTTTCTTAACACCTCTGCTTTATGTAATGCAGAACCATTAGCGATACCACTTGTCATTGCTTTGTATCTCTTTAACTCATTCTCATTTTTAACTTCATATATCTGAAATGGAATTGTCGCTGCAGTTTTAGCTATAAGGTTTACAATAGAATAAATCGTTGTGTTGTATTGATACCCTTTTTCAATGTAAGTGTTATCGTTTTCAGCATTCCAAATAATACTATTTCCAATATAGTTGTATATCGCTTTATTAAACTCTGCATTAGTTTGTTGAAAATTCTTTGAAATGAGTTTCTGAAATCTTGATAATATTGATGCCATCGAATAACTTTTATTTTACAAAAATACTAATTAAATTACAAAAAAGTTTTCTTTCTTACCAAAGGAAGAATAAACGGCATAACGAATAGAATCCATTAAGTGATTTTCCTTGTCTTGTGGTTTGTTTATTATCGTTCCATCTTTTAATTGTTCCCAATAATAGCTTTGATATTCTCTTAATATATTCTTTGATTCATTGCTAACAATAATATCGTACTCTTTCAATTTAGATATTCCTGCATTTATACTTCCTTGACCTTTAGTCGCAGGTTTTATGTACAATCCTAATCTTCTCATCTCCTCAATAGATTTAGGTTCAGCAGAATCAGCATAAGTAATCACTTCACCATATCCTTTCGCTTTTAATATATCTACAATATCGCTATTGGTTAAACCTTTTTGATAAAGTATCTCGTGCAAATACACCTTGTCGTTCTTTTTAAAGACAAGAACACAAGCGGTTGGATCATTACTATACCCATAATCAATCCCCACAATACCTTCTACCTCTAAATCAAATTCAGGAAACTCATCGTAATCAATAAAAGTCCAGTTATTAAATATTTGTCTTGCACTAAAGATTGCTTGTAATCCCTCACCATATACTCTCCAGTAATCAGGATCACGAAGTTTCATTCTTTCAATTTCGTTTACAAGTTCTTTAGACAAGAAATTATTGTCTTTGTATGTTGTTACCCAAGTATCGCAATCTTCTCTTGGAATTAGGTCATTATAAATCCAATGGATAGGATCTGATGGGTTAAAATCAACAATGACCATATCGGTAGTTCTCATATTGATTTGGCGAAAATCCTCTATGTTTAATTCATTGCCCTCATTTAAGAATGCAATGTTTCTTTTACGACCACGAATCTTTTGAGGTTCATCTACCGAAAGAAACTCAATTAAGTGGTCATTGTATTTAAAAGTGTTATCAGCTTTATTGTGAACTCCTGAAAAATAAATACCAGTTTCTTGTAGCACTATCATAATATCTCTCATCACAGAACCTCTTAATGCAGGTAGTGTCTTACGGACAATAGAGATAGTCAAAGGTTTTTCAGATGTTGTAATTAGATAAACCAGGTATTGACAAACGGCTACTGTTTTTCCTGACCTTGTTCCTCCTTGATGGACTTTGAATCTTTTTTCTGATCTAATAAGGTCGTAGAATTGTCTATTGCATCTTTGTTCAACTTTCTTGGTGGTGTCCATTCTATAATGGTTGATTTAATTTGATTGTCGTGGATTATCTCGCTTCTCTCAACATAACCACGTTTCTTTCCTTTTGTCTTTAAAAGAAAGATTGTAGCAGTTGTATTGCCCTCACTTATTTGTTTATGGAGTTGTGATTCAGCAAAATCAAGAGCAATGTTCTCAATATCTTTTACTTGCTTTGCAAACTCCTCATCTTCTTTTAGATACTTGTAAAAGGTAGTTCTATTGATTCCAACTTTCTTACAAGTAGTTGTAACAACTCCAAGTGATTTTTCTAATGCTTCAAGAATTGCTTTTTTAGTGTGTTGCTTTTTGTTTGTTTTCACTTTACAAAAATACATAAAAAAACCCCACTTAAACAAGCAGGGTTAAAAACCAGGTTTCATAACTTCCTATTATCTTTCACAGTTTATGTCGGAAAGTGGTTTTATTCGACACTATATTTTTTAATTTTTTTGATCCATTCGGTAATATCTTTTTTGGTTTGCCAACCTGAAACATTACCATACTCATCAGAAAATATATTCAATGACATAAGTTCATCGTAACTATCTAATATAGCGATTTCAAAATCTATTATACCATCTCCGTAAAAACCATCACCACCTGCAACAGATAATGTTAGTCCATTGTCAAAAGTATATCTTGATCTTTTTTCTCCAAACATTCCAGTTTTGAATGTTAGTTCCTCAAATGAATTAACATCTAAAGGTTCATTATTTTTAATTTTATTTACTTCTCTTAATAATTTTTCAATACTCATTTTAATTTATTTAAGGTTAAATGGGGGTGATTTTCACCCCCTTGATTGTTTTAAATTGTTTGCCCTATTCTTGTTTGTCCCATTAATGTATCATTCTCTATATCATCTGCCCATATTGAATACATTTCAATTAACTCATCATAAGTTTTAAAATTATTTGCATCATAAGGAAATGATGAACCTTTTAATGACCAAACTCTGTAATAAGTATTACCTTGATCAGTTACAACTTTATATATTTTAGCTTTTAAAACATAACCATCTTTTTGCTCTAATGTAAAATAGTGTTGTGTGATTTGTGTTTCTCTTGCAAATTCAAAATATTGTGAATTTCCAAAATCTTCTTTTTTTATCAATTTTAAGTTTTTACTTTTTTCCATAATTTTTAATTTAGTTGTTTTTAATAATACTCAAATATAAAGAATATTTTACAATATAAAAAATATTTTATGTAAATAATTAGTAAATAATTGCTAACTAATTGATAATCAACGAGAAAAATTTTATTCTTCTTCGTTAGGAGTATAGTAATTTATGTTGATTATTACGAAAAAAAAGATTATTTGGATAGTATGTCGAAGATCATCGGCTAATGGTTCTAAACCCTCAATATCTTCATTAGAGTAGTTAAAACCTATTCCAAAACCCCTCATTACCGATACACTAATCTCAAACATTAAACAAAGTTAAAACAATTTAATTTGTGTTAAATATGGTTTTAATCTATTGTTTGCAAGGTCGCAATATTCATCAAATATTTCAGATCCGATAAATTGCTTTTTTTCTTCTATTGCAGCAACAGCAGTTGTGCCAGTTCCCATATAACAATCATACCAAATATCATTTTCCTTTCCAAATACTTGCATAAAATATCTTGGTATATCAAGGGGAAATATTGCTTTATGTTTATCAGCAAATGGATTAGAGTGTTTGTTTTTTGTACGAAACACATTTGGTTGTGTACCTTTAAAATCTACATCATAAAACTTCCTTTTGCTTGGTTGATCGTTGCTAAATATGATTATGTATTCGTATGCACTATTAAAAACACCAGGTTCCATAGCAGGTACTCCAAAGTTTTTATCCCAAATAATAATCTCTTTAATTTTATCGTTAAAATAACCCATAAGTTTTAAAACACTTTGTTTGTTATTTGAAAGCATTTGTATGTTGTAAAATAAATGATATTTAGTTACTCTTAATAATTCTTCAATGACTTGTTTTTGATTTTCAAAATATTCATCTTTAGTCATCTTATCATTAATAGATTCATACTTTTTACCCTCGCCATTTAATTGATTATTTCCAACATTATATGGTGGTGATATAAGTGAATAATCTACAAAATCATTTGGCATTTTTGACATTGTTTCTAAACAATCTTCATTATATATTTTATTTAATTCCATATTTAAAAAGGTATATTATCTTTTATTACTTCAAACCTTTGTTTGTCTTTATCTATTTCTTTATATACACCTCCATTGTGAAAGTCAGGTGCTACCATAAAATCGCCTTGTTTACCATTCTCTTTCCTCTTAACCTTTTGAACATATACTTGAACACTATCACTTCCATAAATAGTTTTTTGTCCAAGATTCCTATAAACCGTGATACAATTATATGCTTTATTAAAAAAGTCAGATGATTGAGAAATATCATAGGGGTTTGGAACTCTATACTTTCCATCTATGCTTTCCATTTTTCTTGGGTGTGCTACTAAAAACAAATGAGTGTTTGTTTGTTGGCAGAATTGTGTAATCTCTGAAAGTAGCTTTCCAACATAAGTAAAATCTCGTTGAGCAGAATGGTCTAACATATTGTATGGATCAATCACACATACATTTACACCTTTTTGAAATACAAGTTGCTTAAAAGCATCTAAAATGCCTTTTAGGGTTAAGTTTTCAATGTCTATGCGAACAAAGAAAAAGTGTTCCTCTATAAATGCTTTTGTATTGTTTAAATCTTCAGTGTTACATTCTTTCTCATTAACCTTGTTTGCTAACCTTTTAATATGGGATTCATAAGGGTAGCTTTCAGGTGAAAACATTGCTACTCGAAAGTCCTCCTGTAATGCAAGATTAACACATATTTGGTCGATGACATCTGACTTTCCTGCATTTGGAATCCCTGTGCATACAGTCCATTCTCCGAAGCTAATGTTATAATACTCATTAGAGTTTCCCAATCGCACACTATAATTCTTAATCCCATTCTCGTTAAAGTTTAAAACACTATCCCAAATATCGTTAATATTTAACACACCTTCAATCGGAAAGTTCTTTGCATTACTAACAACTTCTCGAAGTTCACTTGCACCTTTGTTGATTAATATATCGTTAGCATCTTTATAATCGCCAAATTCTACATACTTACACCTACCTTGTCCAAATCTTCGTGCAAGTTCACCTCGTAGTGATAATCCTGCTTGGTCGTTATCGGTACATAATATAATCTCGGTTTTATCCACAAAGTATTCCCAACAATTGTCAAGATATTCTAATCGTTGTGATCCTTTAGATGCACCATTAGGAACTGAACAAACACTATAAAGACCTGCTTCATGTAAAGACAAAGCATCAATTTCGCCCTCAACAATGTAAATCTTTTCCATTTCCTTGATATTATCAAGACCATAGAAGATTAGTTCAGCATCTTTAAATAGTTTAAAGTTCTTTTGACCATCACGATACTTTATGTTTATTAATTGCTTTTCACGATAGTAATTAAAGTTGATTGCAATTCTTTCTTTTTTGACTTGTGGAAAATACTCTATGGATTCACTTATTTTCCAATTAACAATTGTGGTTTCGGATATTCCTCTTTTTGCAAACCACTTTAAAGTTTTATCCGATAGTTCTGATTGAACCTCTATTGGTTTTACATATTCTTTTTTTGGTTGAAGATTTACATTACCACTATATCCACAATGATGACAATTAAATAAACCTTTTGGTTCGTTAATTGATAAGCACCTTTCGGTTTTCTTTTTTCTTGTACTACTACACTTTGGACAAGTAGTGTGGAACTCCCCTTGCTTGAAACCAATGTCGATTCCAAAATCTAAAAATTTATCTTTCATTAAAGTTTTCTTTATAATTATTCCTTTCAACTTCTAATTTATAAAAATTAAATGATTGCATACCAATAATATGGGCATCGGTTGGTACAAAATATTGCCAACCCTTTGACATACCTCTATTGAGATAGTAGAAAAAGAAAACTGCTTTCTTTCCAGTGTTCTTTTTAAATATTACCGAAGCCGTATGATCTGACATTGGAATAACCTCAACAACTTTAAATATTTCATTGTTAAAATTACCCTCACGATTCTTTTTAGAAAAGTTATCGGCTACGATTTCAGCTTTTGCTTTAAGTTCTTTAACAAGAGATTTATTCATCGTTCATCTCTAAAAATTTCTCCAATGCACCAAGTGTTCTCCAAGCAGCTTTACCAAGATGTAATAATCCATCATCATCAACTGGTTGTTCCGTGTGATCTATTAAATGTCTTACACAAGCATCTAATTCATCTTTTGATTTTTCCCTATCCCAATGAAGTGGTGTTCCTGGATTGTGTTGTTCATTTCCAACATAACTAACTTTAGAAACATATCTAATTGCTTTTGGAAAATATTTTAGAACTCCTGAAAAAACAGGAATTTCTTTTCTTTCTTGATGTTTATTCTTTTTACTCATATATTCATTTGTTTTAGATTCTTACCAAATTTGGCTTCGAATAGGTTAATGTATTTCAAACCATCTTTATTTTTCTTTCTAAGTTTTAAAATGGTCAAAAAATTGTTTTTCCAAAAATCATCTGTTCTAACTTTTTGGACTATGTAATAAACTTTTCTTGGTGAATATCCATCTAACCTTTCAAGTTTATCTATACAATCAATCCAAGCCTTTTTATCGGCTTGTGTTTTTGGTTGTGTTTGAATTGGAAATAAATCACATATTGGCTTAAAAGATTTTAAAACCATATCTGAAAATTCTTTCCCTTTATATTCTTCTGTATTATTATTTATATTATTATATATATTATCCTGGTGAATATTTTCCATAGGGGGTGCATTTTTTTTCACTACCTCAAGAAAATTTGTGATATATATTTCACGACTTTCAATTTCCTTTGAATTTTCCTTATAAGTCATTTTTAACTTTATATATCCTTGAGTTTTTAATTGTGCTATCCAATCGGTAATTGATCTTGTTTTTACATTATATAGGTCAGCGAAATATTTATTTCTTGCAAAACAAAAACCTTTCTCATTGCATAGAGCAGTAATTTCGCCATACAATAATTTGGCATTAGGGGTTAATGTTTGGTCATATCTGACAAATGCAGGTATGATAGCATAATAACTTTTTTTCATTTAATTTATAAGTTCTCGGTAATATTCTTTATTTCATTGCAAAACTTTCTCAATCGATCATACATTAATTGAACATCTTCATTAGATATTTCCTCATCTTGAAACTTTAGGAATAATGCTTCAATAAGTAAATCAAACTCAACCTTTGTAAGCGAACCGATATAAGTATAGTTTTCAAAATCCTCAAAATTATGAACAACAGTATATCGAATCCTTTGTTTAGATTCTGACCAGTAAACCATTTTATAACTCTGAATCATTGGGTTTAGATAAATAAAGGTCTATAATTTCAATAGTTTTATCATAGTCATTTGTCCAATGACATTCCCAATTCTCTTTTCTTAATCTTTCTAAAGCATCTTTTTGGCTATCGGTTGGCTTGTTATAACCAATCTTAAGTTCAATAGCAAGACCATACCTGCCAGTTCCACCTCCTCTAAATATAAGTATATCAGGAACACCTGCTTTTCCACCTAAATATTTAAACTTAAATCTTTCAAATGGACTTCTTTTTCCTTCATTTGCAACGTGAATAGCATAAACATTAGGATATTGGAATGCTAAATATTCCATTACACTATGTTGCATTTTATCCTCTTTACTTAAATATTTTTCAAATGGATTTGCCAACTTATCTATATTTTTTAAACATATTGCTTTTAAAGTTAAGTAATTATTTTGGGTTGATTTATTATATTCAATTAAAAAATTAAATTGTTTCATTCCATTAACTACTGTCGCGTGGTTTAAATTTACAGATTGACCTAATTTTTCATAGGTTGCACCTGGAACTAATTCCCTTGATAAACTATAATAAATACCCCTTGCATCAACATAAACTTGCATTCTTGTTTTTTTAGCAATGTCAATTTGAAAATATTCATTAACA